TGAACGCCATGTTCAAAATAAATAGCACCCCTGTTTTCTCTGCTACTCAGGGCACTAGCGAATTGTCAAAAAACTTATACTCTTAATACGCTATAGTTCATATAAAGTTCCAAAATAATTTAAAATAAATAGATTTTTTTCCATTTATTTTTGCTCAGAATATATTTGAGCGTGCACCCTAGGTAAAATAAATACGATTTTTTCAACTTACTTTTTCTAACGTAAAAAGCAAATGGGGGGCGGGTCATGCATAAAAAAAGAAAGAAACACATACTAATATTTTTTTCTGAAATTTTTTAAAGTTTTTTGGATCACTTACTAAAGCGGGTACTATAATATAGAGCTCGGGATACTATATATACTATATACTATAATTACTATATATATATAATATATATATAATATATAATATATAATAATATATATAATATATAATAATACTACTATACTATATATACTACTATACTATATATACTATAGTACTATTATAAATTCAACCGGGCTAAATAGGGGGGGATAGATAATATTATTATATATAGTTGCAACTTGTCAAGTTATTATTAAATTTAAATATGGAAAGAGAAAAAACAATGTTTGAAAGAGCTTTAATAGGTGACTATGAGATAAAGGATGTATTTACAAACATACAAAGATGTAGAGAGATATCTAGTCAGTTAAAGATCTTAGATCTTATCGAACCTAGATCTAGAGATATTAGTTTAATAGCAGAGTTAGTATACAGGGTAAATAACATGCCTGAGTTAGAGCTAATAGAAATAGACGAGTATAGTTTAAATAATCCTAACTAGTGGCACTATCAAGAATTATAAAGGGTGTTAAGCATTATGCTTATGAAAGCGAAGCAGAATTTCGTACAGCACATCCTAATGAAAAACTAATTAAAAACTGGAGAGAAGCCAAACAAGGACAGTGGTGTTTATCAGATGATGGCAAAATAGTTCAAGTGTTATTAAAAGACACCATGAAAGGTAATAAGTCCAAAGAAGAATATATTAGAACTGTAATAGGAATGATTACAGTTAGAAAGAGCACTACTTTAGTTGGGGATATAACAGATAGTCTTTACCGTTTTGTAAAAAGACATAGCTATGATTCTAGAATACATGGCGGTATGACCAAACAGAAAAAGATATTCTCTAAATACATTGCAATGGGACTAGACCCAGAAAGTGCATACATCAAAGCCTATCCTAAAACTACAAGTACAGATGATGCTAGGCGTAAATCAAAACTATTATTAAAAAGTAAAACAGTGAGGGATCAAGTGGATAAAGAAATAGAAGAGTTAATGGCAGATGTTGGTATTACCAAAAGGTATTTACTAGAGAGCACTAAGGATGTTGTCGATAAAACAGATGTAAAAGACAATGATAAGCTTAGAGCACTAGAAACATTAATGAAAATATCAGGAATGCTTAATACAGAGAAGAAGTCAGAGTCTATTGCACTGATACAGGAGTTTACTGGCTTTAGTAAAGAGAAACTAAAAGCATTTGAGCAGGGCATGTTGAGTGAAAAGAAAAAGGAATTAACAAATGGTGATACAAGCAGTAACGGTTAACAGTACTTATTGGAATACACAGACTAGCTCTATTTGGAGCTATACAGTACCTAAAAGGATTAAAGTAGGTAATAGTCTATACAACATATCATTTAAAACAAATAGCTCTTTAAAACGTAAATAATGGACAATTTTAATATTAATCCATCCCCATCTGAAATGAAAGAGAAGGATGAGGTATTAGCCAAGTCTTATAAAAGTCTTATTTACTTTGGTAGAGCCTTCTTACCAAATGACTTTCTTAAAAAGTCTAGGTCACCAGCATTTCATTACGATGTAGCAGATAAACTAATTACATCTAAACCCGGAAGCCGTAGTTGTATTATCATGCCTAGGGGCTTTGGTAAGTCGATCTTATCTAAAGCAGCTATTATGCATAAACTTGTATTTGCAAGAGATGATGAACAGCATTTTATTGCATGGGTATCCGAAGAACAAAGTCAGTCTATTGACCATTTAAAGTATTTACGCAATCATTTTGAAATGAATAAACGTCTTAGATACTACTTTGGTAATTTAGATGGAGGTGCAGCAGGAAAGCGTTGGACAGAAAAAGATATTGTAACCCCTAAAGGTGATAGGTTAATAGCAAAGGGTACTTCTCAGAGACTTAGGGGTCGTGCAGAAGTAGATGTTCGTTATACTGGTATCATCTTAGATGACTTTGAATCAGAATTAAATACCAAAACGCCAGAGCGTAGAGCGGATATTAAGAAATGGATCGTATCCACAGTATATCCCGCACTAGAAGAAACTCCCGGTAGAGAAGGATGGATATGGTTAGCTGGTACAATAGTACACTTTGATAGTTTCTTACAGGCAGTAGTAGATGGAAACAAGAAAGCTCAGGAAGAAGGTAGGGATTATCCTTGGAAAGTAACATTTAAAAGGGCAATAGAAGATGGTAAATCTATTTGGAAAGACCAATTCTCTTTAAAAAAGTTAGCAGCAAAGAAAAGAGAGTTTATAGAAGCTGGTCTTGTCAATAAGTTTGCACAGGAGTATATGAATGATGCGAGAGATATATCTAATGCAGCGTTTAAAATAGATCGAATACAATACTTCAATGGTAAAGTAGAAACTAGAAATAAGTTTAATTACCTTATAGACGGTGAAGATGCTATACCAGTAAACATTTACTTAGGGGTTGACCTAGCAGCGACAGCCTCAGAGACATCTGACTTTCAAGTTATATTGGTTATGGCTATCGATTCTAATAACAATCGTTATGTATTAGAGTATTTTAGAGAAAGAATACCAACATTTGATGTGCCAAAAGAAATTATAAAATTAGCAAACAAGTATACACCTGTAAGGAGAGTTACTATTGAGACTGTAGCTGCACAGGAAATGGTTAGAGACATGGTAACTAGGATGTCTGCTAGTGAAAAAAGATTGATGCCCGGAATCTTCAAAGGCGTTAAGCCTCCTGCTAGGATTAAAAAGCAAGATAGGCTTGAAACAAGCTTAGGAGTTATTGTTAATTCTAAAAAACTTTACATTAGAAGAGAAATGACAGAGTTAGTAGATGAGTTCTTTGAACATCCTAAGCCGAGAAACGATGATGTCATGGATGCGTTGTATTATGCAGACTACTTTGCTAAAGCTCCTAAGAGCACAAGAACTAAACGAGAATCATTACTAAATGAAGAAGCTAGTCCTATTAGACGTATAAAGAAAAAAGCGTATAACTGGATGACTGGATCTCGTGCATAAAAATATTATTTGTCTTTTGTTTATGCGTGACTTATATTTAAATTCAAATCCACATGCCGAGATATTCTAAAAGATCAAAATCTAGACTAGCTACCTGTGATGAGCGTTTACAGGAAGTATTCAATGAAGTAATCAAACATGTGGACTGTTCTATTCTAGAAGGACATAGAAGCAAAGAAAGGCAAAATAAATTATATGATGAAGGTCGTACTAAAGTTAAGTATCCTAACGGTAGGCACAACTCTAGTCCTTCTAAAGCCGTTGACGTTACCCCTTATCCTGTGGACTGGGAAGATAGAGAAAGGCAGACTCTTTTCGCTGGCTTTGTTATCGGCATTGGCAGGAGCATGGGTCACAATCTAAGATGGGGCGGGGACTGGGATATGGATTTTCAAGTAATGGACAATCGTTTCGATGATTTTCCCCATTTTGAGATTAGAGACTAATGCCCGGTACTACAGATACAGTAAAAGCAATGTTAACCCCCGGTGAATTTGTTATTCGCAAAGAAGCTGTGGATATGATAGGAGTTTCCACATTGGAAAAATTAAACGATATGCCTGAAGCTGGTGGTCATTCTGAGATAGATAGACTGATTGCACAGGCTACACTAAAGAATATGACTGGCATGTATGGTGGCGGTATGGTCAATGCAAAACAATACATGGGCGGTGGTATGGTTGATATGTATGGAGGTGGTGGTAAAGTAAAAGAACAAATGATGAGTTATGAAGATGGCGGTCAAGCTATGTCTAATTTAAAACCAGTTCCTGATAATAACCCCGGACTTGCTAAACTACCCGAAGACGTTAGAAATAAAATGGGCTACATGCAGGAAGGTGGTTCTGTATTAGATATGGCATTGAGGCGAGCAGAGCCTGTTGATCTTTTAAAAGAAATATTACAATTTGAACCACCAATGGCAGGTAAAATGTATAGTCAGCCTAAAAGAAATTTTTTTGGAGAACTTGAAGAAGGGCAAACATACGGTAAGGACATATTAAGACCTCAAGAAGAAAAATATTTAGATCATTATGAGTCTGAACATACAAAAGCAAAAAATAATTTAATTGGTTTTCTTCCTGAAGATAGAGAATTGATGTTTGAATTTTTAAATAGGTCTGGTGTGTATGATTATGATTATAAGACTGGCGAAGAAAGAACATTTAAAAATAATCCCAATTTTAAAGTACCTGAAAACGAAAAAAGATTAGCTAGAAAACTTATAAGGATTGAAGAAAAAATTGATAAAAGAAGAGATGATTTAGAAAAAAGAATTAGGGTTGATTCGGCAAGTAAAGTACCATCTCAATTAGATAAATATCCTAGGAATTTATTAAGTGAGGAAGAAAGAAAAGAATTATTTGATGTAAGAGAAAAAATACAAAATAGTAAATCTTATCAATCTATGGAAGATGATCAAAGTAGATTATATAGTAATAGACAACGTAGGGAATTACAAGAAGAGTTTGGCTTAGAGCCAAAAGAAGAATATAAATCTTTATTTGGTTTTGACCCTAATAGAGATCGCAGAGCTTTAGGAGAAGATCCAAGAGAGTATGAAGGGGAAGCTCCAAGTATGTATGATTTACCAGAAAGATATAGAAAAGAATTTTATAGTCAATATCAAAAACCAAAAACAGGTCTATTAAATCTATTGGGTTTTATGCATGGTGGTAAAGCTAAGAAGAAAAAAGAAATGTATGGCTATCAAGAAGGTGGTGCAGTTCAAGAAGATGCTATGATGCAGCAGTACTTACAATCTTTAATGGCTCAACAGCCACAAGCTAATCCTTTCGTACCTTTCGATCAAAGACCTCCAAGCTCTGGTGAGGTTATGTCTTCTATACCAAGTGGTATGGAGCAAGGTGATTACTACAGATTATTAAGGGGTGAGTTAGAAATGGAGAACGAAGAGCTTGTTAGAGATAAAGCACAAAATGCATTGGAAAGAATTAGATTAGATTCTTTATTAAAGCAGGCAGAGCAAGATAAAGTAGACTCTTTATTAATGCAGGGTGCAGTGGAAATAAAAAGCTCACCGGGTGACTCTTTTTACTTTCCAAATACTCCGGCTCAAGATAATTTTATGAAAAAATATAAAGAGAATATGATAAATCCTACATATTCTCCAGAAGGTAGCTAATGGATCAAGACCCAAGAGCAAAACAAAACGATGAGTTGTATCGCCAGTGGCGAGATTCTCGTTCTGAATGGGATACAGAAGCTAGGAGAGATATAGACTTTTATCTTGGTAATCACTTTACAAATGATGAGTCTGATGAACTAGCACAACGTAACCAAGCTGATATACCTATGGATAGGGTTTCAGCAGCCATAGAAAAATTTAAAGCAGTATTAACATCTCGACCTCCAGCATTTACAATCGTACCTAGAGAAGATTCTGATGTACAGGTAGCTAATTTATGGAGAACTATCATGGGTTATATATGGCAAAACTCTGATGGTGATTGGCAAATGAAGCAAGCAATACAAGACTATGCTGTTACTGGTATGGGTTATATGTATGCTTATATTGATAGAGAATCAGATTTTGGTAGAGGTGATGTCAAGTTCAC